GCCCACCAGTAACAGGCGGTCATGTCCAACCCGTAGTCCAGGCTTCGGAACCGCTTCCACCATTTGGGAATGTCCCGAGGAGACATGCCACGAATCACATGGATGTCTCGGTCCCACATGTCGAAGTACTGACCAGCGAAGACATCCCAATCACCGTCCAGCAGCGCTCTGCGCCACTTCTCGTCAAGGCGTTGCAACCGCTTGATATAGAGCGGGTCGTTCTTCATCAGGTGCGGGTTGTCCTTAGCCTTCGCTGGGATAAAGGCAATCTTTATNCCGAACTCGTCCTCCCAGACCGTATCGGGCGCTCCCTTGTCAATGAACATCTCCTTGACCCAAAGGTGACCCACACCGCCTGGGTTGCTGGCGGCTCTGGCCCTCGGCCACGCCCCAGGGACTGTGGAGCGGAGCCGGGAGTTTACTAGGTAGTCCCATTGCATCTTTGTAAAGTGGGTCAGCTCGTCAAACCCTATGAACCCGTACTCTGCCGAGTGATACTGGTAGACATCGTTCTCCCGCTCGCAGTAACCGAACTCCAAGATCGAACCGTTCTTGAAGTAAAACGACTTCTCACTAGCTACCCATCTACAAATATCTCTTGGAAACTTAGCCAGTGCCCTACTAATGAGAGAGCGGTTCAACTCCGGGAAGGTGCGTCTTAGCAAGAGAGCCCTGTCCCCAGGAGTCTCCAAACAGTACATAAAGGCTTCCCATAATAAAGCTTCCGACTTCCCTCCCCCAGCCGCTCCCCCGTATAAAGCAATATCAGCGGGGCAAGAGTGAAACACCCGCTGGCGTTCCGTAGGCGTATAGAACTTGGAGAGGTCGATGGTTGTGCTCATCTACTCCAACCTCTGCGGCCTCGGTATGCTTGTCACAATCTCAATAGGACCGCCGCCCTTGCCCGTGTGCTCAATCCGGTCGCTGTAGCCCTCACGCTTGGCCTTCAGGACCGTCTTGATCAAGTCCTTATCGCCGTGCAGGTAAGCCTGCATCAAAGCCATTTCCTCCACAAGATCCGTACAGGCTTCCTCGGCGTACTTCTCCCACCGCTTGAAGTCCTCGTACTTGCGCCACTCCTCCAGCTTCGAGCGGGGAATACCGGCAGCTCCACAGGCTGCGATCTCCGTGCCCCTCCACGAGCGGGCCACGAGATACTGCACCATCTTCTCCCGCTCGGGATGCTCGGGCAGGAAATCATCAGCCACAATGAAGCGGTCGTTGAAGACTTTGACCAGATTCATGGCTTCGAGCAGCGCACGAGCAAGTTCTGTAGCGCTGTCTTCGAGCATGGCCTTTCTCGTCTTCTTGCCCTTCAGCAACTGCAGTACCCCCGCAAAAATAGCGCCGCCCAGGGGGTGTGAGCCCCTAGGCGGCGTGTGGAGAGGAAAGGGAGGTGATGTCACGGCGCGGATAGCGCGCGGTCCAAGTCTACCCTACCACGTCAAGCACATGCTTGTCAAGCTCATGCTAGCGTGGCTGGATGTACGTATGCTCGCTTGACAGGTTGCCAATTTCTCCTGCGGCCTCTTCTCGAAGACCTCCCTTTACGAAGCGTGCCTCTCTTAAAGAGAAACACCTGCTCTCGGTATACCTCACTCCATCCATCGTACTTTCCCTTCCAGTTCGGGAAGTTCCTCGCCCTCCACACCAGGAACTCGTCATCAGGGTCCATGTGCGGATAGGTCAGCGGACACCAGGGGCCAGGACCATATGTCTCCCTCATGTAGCGGAGGTACTTTGTATAAATATGCAGGTCGTCGTATACTTTCTCCCCCATTCGACCACCCCTTTCGGCTGCAAATGACTTGCAAATGTGGGGCCGAAAGCGGGCCGAAAACTGCGCTTCCTCCTGCTGAAAAAGCCCATCAATACGGACTTGCTCGGGCTAGCATCTAGCTCCAAAACCGGGGGCTGCAGGTTCGAGTCCTGTCTCCCCTGCCAGGCTCTACGAGGGGGTTTCGGTCACTTCACCATCAGTGGTCGAAGCCCCCTCTTGCAAATGAGTTGCAAATGACTCCAGCCGACCGAGGATGTTTCGCTCGGAAATCTCGGCCACGGCAGACTGAATATCNGGCAGGACTTTTGTATATTTATCCTGCGTGAAGGACACAGATGAGTGACCGGCACGGTCTGCCATGACCCTAACGTGAACCCCCGAAGCGGCGAGGTCAGTAAAGTGAGTATGGCGCAGGTCATGGAATCGAATCCTCGGGAGACCCGCACGCTGAATCAGCGCAGGGAAGGTCTTCCCACTCAGGTTGTGAGGGTCGATGGGGCCACCGTAGCGATTCGGCCACACCCAGCCGTCGGGCTTGTACATGTGCCTGCGAATCTGCTGCTCCTTGTGGTCGAGAAGTATCTGCACAAGGCCAGGGCCGATGGCAATGGAACGACGGCCGTTTTTCGTCTTCGGCATCGGCTGAATAATTGGCTTGTTGCCGTCGTAAACAACTGTCTGATTGACCCACAGCCGACGACCGGCGAAGTCCACGGCAGACCACTTGAGCCCCACAAGCTCTCCCCGGCGCATGCCAGTCAGCAGGGCTGTCGCAAAGAGCGAGTACGACCAGTGGCCTCGGATCTTCCACAGGAACTCGGCGGCCTGCTCTGCGCTCCAAACCTGCAAGTCTGGCTCCATACGCTGTGGAGGAACAGCACCCTCGGCAGGATTTTCCGAGAGGTAACCGTTCGCCTTAGCCAGATCAAGGGCACGGCGAAGGATGCGGTAGTGGTAGCGAACCGTCGTGTTGGAGAGGCCAGCCTTCTTCTTTTCGGCCATGTACCGCTGGATGTCGATGGGCTTCAATTCACTCAGCTTGTACTTGCCAAGGGGCCTTCCCTCAACGACGGTCTCCTTGAAGTGAACGTTCACCAGCATGTTGTAGCTGGCATAGGTTGTGGGCCGAACGCTCGTCGCAGCGTAGACCGAGAGCCACTCGTCCAGCCACTGCCCGAGGGTTATGTCGGTGTCCTTTACCGTATCAGGTTGTCGTTGCAGGCGTTGAAACATGCGCTTTGCCTCCGCTTCGTCCCTGCTCAACGGCTTCCAGTCGTACTTGCCTTTCCCCAGGTAAATGACGGCGTACCAGACATTGCCACGCTTCCTTAGATGGGCCATGTTTGGGCTCTACCTCCTCGGATTGAAGTTGAATAGGGGTAACTTGCGATGTTCTTCAAACCGGGGGTAGAGCCCTCTTTCTTTCAATCATCCTCTTCAGCCAACTCTTGCCACGCCTTCTTGTCCAAGACCTTGACGTAAGTACCCTTCTGGCCCATCGACCGAACGACCACAATCCCAGCCATAGCCAGTTTCCTCAGAGCCCCCACAGCAGAGGCCCGAGATCCGAAGCCTAGCCTCTCAATCAGCTTGAGGATAACGATGTTCCCGCCGTTGGGAATAGCCTTTGCTATCTCCTTAGCCAAAAATCGCTCGGTAAACGTCATGTTCTGGTCCAGAATCGCCTTCATGCTGATGCCCCCTTCGTAACCTCACTCAGAACTTGCTGCACTCTTTCTTCCACAGAGCCCTCTACCGTGATGAACGGCAACTCCCAACCCACAAGCAGAGTCTTAATCAGTANATCTACCTCCTTTTGGTAGACCGGGCTCGGAATGCGAAACCCGTCGTTCTCCGGCTCCCAACAGTTCGGTTGGCAGTAGACCAGCAGATCGTACTTCCTAGCCCATACCTTGCATTCGATTAGGTACTCCAACCGAGTGTAAACGTCAGCGTGGGCGTGGTTCCAAACCAGCCAGTACACGGCGTTGTCCACTACCGTGCGGTCGCTAACAAACCCGTCAGGGCGCTCTTTCTCAGCATCCACCTGGGCCAGAAAGCATTTTAGCTGAAACTCAATCTGCTTATCAGGCGGTTTCTGTCTCAAATCGTGCTCCCTACGAATTCCCATCTTCTCAGCAACCAAGCGGGCCTGCTCGGTAATGAGAGGAAGCCCAAGCCGCTCTGCCAAAGCCTTGGCCAAGGTTGTCTTCCCTGTTGACTGCGCNCCGCAGATGCCGATCTTCAANCCACACCCTCCCTCTCAGCCATGGCGTTCAAGTGCTCCCCTTTGAGGAACCTGATGATAAGATCCCATCGGTACTCATCGTCCGGGAACTTCTCGTGAAGCTCCCGCAGCCTGGCCTCCACAACCTCTGGAG